CTTACAAGCACGGACTTGCGATACCACAGAAACAAAGTAAAACAGACTTCGTAGGAGGTCTTTCCCGACTACTTAAGGTTGGGTATAGTAAGAATGTACTCAAGTTAGACTTCTCGTCTCTATACCCCTCTATTCAGCTTGTACACGATGTATTTCCCGAGTGTGATGTTACAGGTGCAATGAAGGGTATGTTGAAGTACTTTCGTGATACTCGTATTAGATATAAACAACTCGCTGAAGAGTTTGAAAAAACTGACCCACAGAAATCCGCGTCCTACTCTAACAAACAATTACCAATCAAGATATTCATTAACTCTATGTTCGGGGCTCTTTCTGCCCCTCAGGTATTCGCTTGGGGTGACATGTACATGGGAGAACAAATCACTTGTACAGGTCGACAATACCTTCGTCAGATGATTAAATTCTTTATGAGTAAAGGATACACACCACTTGTTATGGATACTGACGGGGTAAACTTTTCGAGTCCTGATGATGTGGATATTCATAGGTATGTAGGTAGAGGACTGAACTGGAAAGTTAAGGTTGGTAAAGAATACACCGGTCCTGATGCTGACGTAGCAGAATACAATGATATTTTCATGAGAGGTGAGATGGCTTTAGATACTGATGGTGTTTGGCCTTCATGTATAAATCTTGCCAGAAAAAATTACGCAGTTATGGATGCGAAGGGAAAGATAAAGTTGACTGGCAATTCTATCAAATCAAAAAAACTTCCTTTATATATTGAAGAATTCCTTGATAAAGGAATAAAATATCTTTTGGAGGGTAGGGGTAAAGAATTCATTGAATACTATTATGAATACCTACAAAAGATTTTTGACCAAAGAATTCCATTATCAAAGATTGCTCAGAGAGCTAAAGTAAAACTCACGTTGGATGACTACAAGAAAAGATTAACACAAAAGACCAAGGCAGGAAATTCTATGTCAAGAATGGCACATATGGAACTTGCAATTCAACAGAATTTGAATGTTAACTTGGGTGATGTTATAATGTACGTAAACAATGGTAAGAAAGCTTCTCAAGGTGACGTGCAGAAAATGACTGCTAAGCAAATCAAAGATACTAACGACCTTAATAAGTTGCAAAACCCAAATGCACCACAAATTACTGATGGTGTAATTGTTAACTGTTACATGTTGGATGCTAATATTTTAGAAAACAATCCTGATACAACAGGAGAATACAATGTGCCACGAGCAATTGTAACATTCAACAAAAGAATTGAACCTTTGTTGGTTGTGTTTCAACAAGAGGTTCGAGATGGTTTACTTGTAACAGACCCAGCGGAGAGAGGTATTTTCACAACTTCTCAGTGTGAACTTATAAATGGAATGCCTTTCGAAGAGGGAGACCAAGACAAGTTACAAGAAGATGTTTTGGATATTACAGAACAAGAATTGGAATATTGGAAAAAAAGAGGTTTAGAACCAAACTATATGTACGAATTAGCTGAGGAGGATTGGGAAACAAAGTTAGGATTGTTTCAATCCGTCTGAAGATAATATATACCAATTATTTCTAACAAATCTGAATTCGACACAAGCAAGTTTGTCCAACTCAACTTCATCGTATTCTTCATCAATCAAACCTACATCAGGAACTACCAAAAGTTTTGTCATTGATTTAACTACTACGTGGTCACTTTTACGAGAGTTTAATGTTAGGACTGCATCAGGAACACCTCTTACAACAATACAAGCCTCTCCTTGAACTGTGTAACTAGCTTCTGAAACCAAAGCGACCTCGGAAGTTTCAATTCTGAGACCGTTAATAATTCTTGTTGATGGTATGGATTTAACAATTGCCATTAAATTACATAAATTTGTCTTGGAAACGCTCTAAATTTCATTTGTTTGTTTAGGTTTTCCGCAATTAAAGCTTCTCTTTCCATAACCTTTTCAGGTCTCAATCTTGTCAACCAACCTTCAGCTCCCGTAAGTTCTTCTATTAGTTTACTTTTTTCATCTTTAGACTCGGTTGCCAAACTTTGATAATCCATGGTTATTTCTGAGTCTGGTGTTTTCAGATTTCCTGAAAACTTACCTCTTACTCTTGATAAAGTTTCTTTGGCGTATGCGGTAAACCATCTTCTTACCCATTGTTGACCCGGAACGTTCAAGTCCTCCCAAGAAAGAGATTCAATTGGGACGTCAGTTGGAAGTTTTATTATGTCGGGGTTGGCTTTCAAACAGTCATTTCTGTCATCGGGTCCTACATCATAATACCAGTACCAAACAGCCTTTCCAACATACAGGCTATAGTTACTCCAATTGAATCTTCCACCTGGAGTGTTATAAAGAAATACATTTTTCTTCCCATCGGGTAAACCTGTTATTCTATAAGTTAATGAACCACCTAAGATTCTGTTTAAGATATTCGCTTCTTGCATTCTTATGAGATAGTCAAAACCTGACATCATAAAGTATGAACCTTGATATCCCATTTGAGCATAACCGGCTTCGTTTGCACCTAAACCAATACCACCAAATCCAAATCCACCAACACCGCCCAATCCGAACGCTGTCCATGGTTGGTTGGAAAACCACAATAATTCGTTGACCTCTCTGCCTGCTGGAATTTCGTAGTTTTGAGTGTTGGCACTCAGTATAAAATAATCTTTCTTTAAAACCCAAGGACCCACGGTCTGTAAACCAACAATTTTGGAATATGCGTAAGAAAATTGTTGTTCAAAATCCATTGTTCTTGTAACAAGGGCTCTTGCAACAGATTTTTCATTCATGTTCAAGTTAACGAGATTTACCCATTGAGAATCAATGAGCCACTGTAGGACGTATTCCTCATAGTCTCCGATTGACAATTCCATCAATGAGTCTAACATCTCATCTGTTAGTTCTACACTTCTTAGGGGTGCACCCAATTGATTTCTTAGTCGATTATAAATTCTACTTCTTTCTGGTTCTGGAATAACGGCCATTAGAATGATTTACATATAAATATCATCTTAGTGTATAAATCAAATCATCGGGAGGGAACTTGTATGCGTTGATACCCAATTCAACATTTTGATTTTTGAAAACAATCGTTTCGAAAGAATTACTGAAAATCATAAAGTCTACATTGTATTTTTTTACACTGCTTGGAGTAAGAACCACAACTTTTCCTTCTTCGGTAAAATAAGTTGAGAATGGTTTTATTTGCGCGGTCATCACATTTCCATCAATTGTAATTTCACCATCAAGTCCTTCTGAATCTGATTGTGCACCGAACTCACTTTTAATTTTTACGTTTTCTAATCCAAATTCTTTTTTCAATCTTTTACTAGACCAAGTTTCTACTTTCTCTCCTTTAATTCTACTTTCGCCTAAGTTTGACATGATTGCTTTGTAAAATGCAGATTCTTCGTTGAATATTTTTTCCGCAGCTTCAATCAAAATATGTACTAGTTTTCTTACACCTACAATTTGTTCAGGTAATGTTTTTCCCTTTAATATAATCTTTGGTCTTCCGACTTTTTTTAGTATCGCGTTTACACTTTTTGTAATCATACAAAAGGCTCTATGATTACCTGCTAAATAACTTATATCGTGTCTTTGACCATCTTTGTAAAACCCTTGCATTCTGTTGATTTCAAGGTCTTTGGGTCTGTATTCTAACCAAGGTACTTTTTTTAGTGCGGTATAAATCCCCCCACCGTAAATTTTACTAATTTCGTCAGTTTTTAAAAGTTGTTGAAAGAATTTATCATCTTCCAAAGTACACGCCTGAATGTATGATGAATCAGTATTTTCAATCAATAGTTCCTTATTTAATTTAGATTCAATTAGTTTTGTTTTGGTTTTCATATCAAAAAGTTTTGATACAAAATCCCAGTTGACTACTTTCCAAAAGTTTGTGATATATTCATCTCTTTTGTTTCTGTATTTGAGATAGTAAGCGTGTTCCCATAAATCTAATCCTAACAGAGGAAAACCACCACCTTCAACCACATTCATAAGTGGATTGTCTTGATTAGGGGTTGACATAATTTTCAAACTCCCGTTCTTTGTTATAATTAACCATACCCAACCTGAACCAAATCTATCTTTAGCTATTGTCTCAAACTTCTTTTTGAAATTTGTAAAAGTCCCATATTCTTTTGTAATTTTTTTATAAAGGTCTCCAGTTAGTTTTTTTGGTTTGGGTGTGAGCATGTTCCAAAAAAGTGCGTGGTTGAAAGCTCCACCTGCGTTGTTTCTGATTGTTTTATCGTATCTTGAAATGTTTTTAATAATTTTTTCAAGTTCCAAATCACCATAATTTTTCTTTGCTAATGCGTCGTTCAATTTATCTACATAACCCTTATAATGTTTGTTATAATGAAACTCCATGGTTTCAGGGTCAATGAACGTTTTTAGTGCTGAGTAAGAATAAGGTAATTTTTCTATTCCAATTTTTTTCATTTCAGTGAGAAGTAAATTTTTTTCTTCGTTCACTTTGTTCTCCAAAATCTGATACTCAAGATTTTGAATTTGTTGTTCTATTTTCTTCATATCTAATGAAAGGCGTTTGTTATATAAATAACACGCTTTCTGTTATTATCTCATTTCGTTAATTCGGTTCATTATTTCTTCAACGAAATCAGCGGAGTTTTGTACGTCTCCCATGACAGTTGCAATGACATTTTTCTTTTGATTTAGAATGTCATAAATTATTCCTTCAATTGTGTTTTCAAATATTGGATAATATACCAAGACATTATTTTTCTGACCATATCTATATGCTCTATCTTCTGCTTGAGAGTGGTCTGAAGGTAGAAATGAAAGGTCGTTCATTATAACCGCTTCAGCAGAAGTTAAGGTTATACCCACACCAGCGGCTTTTATATTCCCAACAAAAACTGTTATTTTTTCGTTTTCTTGAAATTGGTCCACAGCAAATTGTCTTTCTGCTTTTGACATCGAACCGTCAAGTTTTACTGCAGATTTTCCGAAGTGTTCGGTAATTTTATTGAGTGAGTCTGTAAAGTTACAAAATATGATTACTTTTTTTCCTTGTTCTAAAATATTCTCAGCGAGTTCTATTGTTTGAGTAATTTTTTCATTTGCTACAATTTGTCTAACTTTTGTCAGTTTAGTAAATTGTACTGTTAAGGATTTAGATTCTTCAGGATTTTTTTCATACCAATTATAATACTCACCCATTACCTCCTCGTACTCTTTTGATTTCAACCTAAGATAAACGGGTGTTATTATTTTATCAGGTAAATCTAATACGTCTTCCTTAAGTCTTCGGAGTATGGTATTTGATGTTCTGTCTCTAAGTTCTTCTAAGTTTGACGACCCCATTACGTTCCATACTTTTCTCGGTCCAACTCTAAATTGATATCCTGAACAGTACCTAATTACATAAGCCATCCAGTTTTTAGCTACGGGAGAATCAACCAAACTTAATAAGTTATAATAATCGATAGGTCGGGAAGTCATTGGGGTACCAGTTAATAACCAAAGTCTGTCAACTTTTTTTACAAGGTCATTGATTAGTTTTGTTCTTTGTGCTTGAGCATTTTTGATATAGTGTGCTTCGTCAATAACCACCAAATCAAAATTGGCTCCAAGAATTTGCGATTCAGCTTTTTTCTTAGTGTCATGGAAATTTTTTATAATATCGTAGTTTATAATAACAAAGTCGTGATTCGGGTCGAAGTTTTTACCCTCGGCAATATATACAGACCTGTTTGAATAATTTTCTATTTCTCTTTTCCAATTTATTTTCAAAGTTGCGGGACAAATTATTAATATTTTTTTCGCCTTTGTTTCAAGTGCTGCGATGATTGTTGAGGTAGTTTTACCCAATCCCATATCGTCAGCCAAAATAAATTTTTTATTTTCAACCAACTTTTGAATTGCTTCTTTTTGATGAGTGAGTGGAGGACGTACAGAGTATTTTGAAAAGTCTATTACAACATCTTTAACTGTGTTATCTTTTATAACAGCGGCTTTTGGTAACCAAAAATCGTGTAATTCTTCACTATCAAAAACCTTCCCCCAAATATGGAATGCTTTTTCTTTTTCGGCGAGTAATTTTTCCACCCAAATTTTAGTTGGTATTTCAGTGTAAAGTTTGTCGTCGGCTAGTTTTTGTGCAAAATATGCATCAAGTATTACCCATTTTCTTGCAACTTTGGGTTGGTTTTCATGGTTATTAATAATATACTCTGATTGACTTCTTGTTGGGTAGAATTTTTTATTGACAATAGATTTCCTTTTCAACTCTAAGATGTAGTTGTTCGCACCTTCGTAGGTTTCAAGTATGGTTAGTGCTTTGGATTCTAAACTTACTTCAGGACTCATTTACTTAACTTCAACGTTTGTTCTCCCGTCGTTCCAATATTCTTCACCACCATAATAAACAAAAATTTCTTCATCTTGTTCTATGTCTCTTGAAGCAAAAAATTCAAAGGTGTCGTTTTCTATATTTGACCTCCAGTTGGCGTTTGGGGTATTACTATGGTTGTAGTAACTAGAAAATCCCATCCCCACAACTTGTTTGTCCCAATCAGATGTTCCTTGAGGCCAATTGAACCGATAGTTCATCAAAATGGCGCTCGAGGTTTTTTTAGGGATTTCTAAATCCAAATAAGGGGTGACCTCGAAAATTTCGTCTTTGAGAATTTTCTGAGAGGCAAAAACTCCTTTACCATGAATTGGACTATTGTCCAAGTATATTTTTGTTGACGGATATAAACGCATAGCTTTTGATTGAAATATAACAAACAGAAATATATTTATCAATATGGCAGAAAACTTAGTTCCCATAACTAGACTTGGTAAGTTCTTCGGTGGTGAAGATTATGCTCTTGATATTGATATGGGTCAGGAATGGTTGATTGGTGATATGAACTTCACCGTTGTTTTGTATAGAATTGACAGATATAAAACCAAAACAGATGATGTCTACGGTGAGGTGTTGGAAGATGGAATCCAATTCTTAGCGCCTGTTGAGCTGAAAGGTTATGTTCAGGTTTTAGCCCCTACAAATAAATTCCTCGGAAACTCAAGAGTAGAACAACAAGAACCTGGTAATATGAGGTTCAGTGTTTATCAAAAAACCTTGGATGATTTACAAGTTGAAATTTTCATGGGTGATTATTTGGGATATTATGAAAGTGAGGATAGAGTTAGATACTATGTTGTCTCAGATGATGGGTATGTTAAGTCGGACAATAAACACACTTATGGTGGATACAAACCATTTTACAGAACGGTTGTCGCTACTTATGTTAGTGAAAATGAATTCAGGGGTATATAATGAAAATATTAATAAAAGAGTCTCAGTTCGACAATTTGTTTTTAGGTGAGAGAGTAATGGTATATTACAACTTACACAAACATACTTTTTCAGTGACATACTCAGGAAAGGTCATAATTCATGCCGATTACGTAAAACTTGATGATGTTGAATTTAGAGTTAGAGAGGGTGGTAAATCTAAGGTAAGAGATGAAAAAAGAAAAAATGTTCATGCCTTTGTGATTGGTAATTTGATTGATTATTGTGAGTTCCCTTGTGAAGATTTGGTTGAACCTGAGGATGGTGTGGTGGTGACATATGACCCTTACAAGTATGATAGTTTCGTAGTTAAAAAAACAGGCGAGCCAGTCTTCAATGCTAGTGAGGTTGAAATGGTCAATCTAAAAAATAAAATATATATAATTGAAGAATAAAGATGCCTCTACCTAAACAAGTCAAGCCCACATTACCATTAGTCCCCAAAAAAACTTTGAGTGCTAGAAGGGAACAACTTTTGGAGTACATTAAAAAAGATGGTACGTATCTTCCAAAGTCTGTTCTTCATGCCGATTTGGATAAGGGTATGTTAGAGTTTTCTAAAAATGAATTAAAGGTAGTGACTGCGGGTAAGGTTGTGCCTTTCCTCGATATAATTATTACAACTCAGAATTGGACACAATATTTGGAAACGTGGAAATTTGTTGATTTGGATTACAACCCTAGTCCTCCCTTTATAACTTTAGTCAGAAGCCCCGAGGTTAAATATGGTTCCAACCCCGCAACAAAATATAACATACCAAATAGGAAACAGTTTTATTATGCTTCGGTACCAACTTGGGATGGAAACATGCAAGGAATGGACATATATACAATACCTCAACCTGTACCTGTGGACATCAATTATAGTTTGAAAATCATTTGTAATAGAATGAGGGAACTCAATCAACTTAATAAAAATGTAATGCAGACTTTTGCTTCAAGACAAGCTTATACTTTTATCAAAGGGCAGTATGTTCCAATTATATTGAACAATGTTGGTGACGAATCTCAAATGAACATGGATGCAAGAAAGTATTATGTTCAGTCCTATGATTTTACAATGCTAGGTTATTTGATTGATGAAGAAGAGTTCGAAGTAAAACCCGCAATTCAAAGGGTTACTCAATTGGTGGAAGTTGATACTTCAGTACTTAAAAAGAAAAGGAAAATTTGGCCTGAAAACCCAAGTCAGTTTCCAACTCAGTTTTTATTTTTATCAGGGGTAACATCTCTCAGCGAAAAAATAGATTTCACTGCGAACATGTCGATTTTATCCACAGACAATATTTCATCATATGATGTATACATTAATGGTAATTTTTACGGGACTGACGTACCATTTATTCAAATAACATATAACGATGTATTGAATGTACAGGTAGATAAAATTGATAACACCAAAGAGGCGGTTATAAATTTTGACAACAAATTAGTCTAACCTTCCCCGTAGATATCTTTTTTCTCCTGACACTTTTCAAGTATCAGATTTTCCAAAAATTTATAAATTTTAATTCCCCTCTTATCACAATACTTTTTTAGGATTTCGTGTACTGTAGGGTCAATTTTTATGTTTTTGATTTCTTTCTTAGTCCTCATGGTAGAAAAAAGGCAGAATTTATTCTCACCGTTTATAAATAGATAGTTAAAAGTAAAGTTTTTTCATTCGTATTAGAATATTTATCAATAAAATAAATCTGACAGAATAATTTTTAATAATGGCAACAACAACTGTAAACCAAAAAGTTTATGTTTCACCTGGCGTCTATACTTCTGAGACCGACTTATCATTTGTGGCTCAAAGCGTTGGTGTAACAACATTAGGTTTGGTAGGAGAGACTATCAAAGGTCCTGCTTTCGAACCTGTTTTCATAACAAACTATGATGAGTTTCAAGCCTTCTTTGGAGGAACTGAACCTGTGAAGTTTGTAAATACACAAATTCCAAAGTACGAAGCTGCATACATTGCAAAATCTTACTTACAACAATCAAACCAACTTTTTGTAACAAGAGTGTTGGGATTGTCTGGTTACGATGCGGGTCCATCTTGGAGTATTTCCTTGGTGGCAAATCCTGACCCAACAACAATTGATATTGACACAGGAGTTGCTGCAATCAATTTTACAAGTGTGTTCTCAGGAAACACTGGTGGAACAGTAAATTTCTCAAGTTTACCAGGGGTAATTGCAACAAACTTCAATAGTCTTTATACTTTGAATGATGGTAGTACTTCTACTTTCAATAACGATTTTACTGATGCGTTGTTGTCTGTATTTTCTAACAACAGTTTATCAGGTAATACAGCATTTGCTTGGGGAGCAATTCCAAGTTCAAATTATTTAAACGTATTAAGTGCTGGATATACCGGTTTCACAAATGAATTCGGTGTTGATAATGTTAACTTGGACAATAATGATTTGTCTGCAGGAGACAATGATGCTTGGTACTACGCTAACTTTGATTTACAAACAGGTAATGATTATGGTGGTTATTCATTTTATTGGGCAATTAATCAAATGATTAATCCAAGTGTTGGAGTTTTCTCAGGAACTGTATCAGGAACAATTTTTACATATTCGGGAAGTGCGTTCAGTGAGTGGAATAATATGGTTGTTGCAACACTTCGTTCAAGAGGTATATCTTTGTTTACGAACAGTTCCACAAGTCTTAACCACGGACCAATATATGAGGTTACTGGATTAACTGACGTTGATTTAATTTGTACTGGACAATACACCGGAGTTACACAAAATCCTTTCTCTCTTTTTGGAATTTCAGGTGTTACTAAAGATGGTGATACTTTCCAATTTGAAACCTCTCTTCAATCTACATCTTCTGAATACATTACGAAAGTATTAGGTGTTGACAACTTTGGTAAACCAAGAAACGAGGTTCCTCTCTTTGTAGAAGAAATATATCCGGGTTCTTTAACATATGGATATAATCTAAGTTATATTAGAGGATTAAATTGTAATTTGATTGCTTTACCAGGTGCTAGACCAGCAACAGGAACTCCTTCAAGTTCTTCAATTGCTTGGAAACTTCAAAAATATCAATCTCCTAAAACACCTTTCATTGTTTCTGAATTAAGAGGTAATAAAGTGTATGATTTGTTTAGATTTATCTCAATATCTGATGGAGATGCTGCAAACTCGGAGGTAAAAGTTTCTATTGCTAATATGTCATATAATAATATGACTTTCGATATTTTGATTAGAAATTTCTTTGACACAGATGCTAATCCAGTTGTAATTGAGAAGTTCACCAATTGTACAATGGACCCAGGCTCTAACAACTTCGTTGCTAAGAAAATTGGTTCTTCAGATGGTGAGTTTGCATTAATTTCAAGATATGTAATGGTTGAAATGGCTGAAAATGCCCCAATTGACGCATTACCTTGTGGATTTAATGGTTACACTCAAAGAATTTATGAAAGTGCTACAAATCAAGGACCTAATATTGTTTACAAAACAAGATATTTTTATCCTCAAGAAACAATTTGGAATCCTCCTTTTGGAAATACATCAGGTGGACCTAACACTACTTTAGCTCCTGGTGATGTTATAAGAAGAACATATTTAGGTTTCTCATCTTACTATGGTATTGATGATTCTTTCCTACAATATTTGGGACAACAAAACCCTCAAATTGATTGGGCTGATACAACTGAATCTATTCCTTGGAACGGACTTACTAAAGGTTTCCATATGGACTCAGGTGCTACTGTAATTTCAATAGGAAATATCTACACAACTAGTGGACAACCAGCATATGAGTGTGGTGTAGCTAACTTTACAGCTGACCCTGAAACTCAAGAAAACCCTTACTACTTCATTTATTCAAGAAAATTCACAGTATGTTTTGCTGGTGGATTTGATGGATGGGACATTTATAGTGAACATAGAACAAATGAAGACAGGTTCCAACTCGGAGCGTCAGGTTACTTAGCTGGGGCGGCACCTTCTGTAAGATATCCAAATGCTACAGGTCAAGGACTGTTCAAGAGAATTGTTGTAGAAAACAATACTCAAGACTTTGCTAACACTGACTACTACGCTTATTTGTTGGGTATTTTGACATACCGTAACCCTGAATCAACTAACATTAACGTTTTCGCAACTGCAAGTATCGACTACGTAAATAACTCTAACTTGTGTGAAGAAGCAATCGACATGATACAGTTCCAAAGAGCTGACTCTGTTTATATTGTTACTACACCTGACTACGATATGTATAGTCCTGATGGAAGTGACTCACTACAAATTATTTACCCTCAGGAGGCTGTAGATAATTTGGATAACACAGGAATTGACTCTAACTATACTTCAACTTACTATCCTTGGATTTTAACAAGGGATACTGTTAACAACACACAAATCTATCTACCAGCAACTGGTGAGGTTTGTAGAAACTTAGCTTTGACTGACAACATTTCCTTCCCTTGGTTCGCAACAGCGGGTTACACAAGAGGTTTGGTAAATTCTATCAAAGCGAGAGTTAAGTTGACACAAGAAGATAGAGATACTCTTTATCAAGGTAGAATTAATCCTATCGCAACATTTGCTGATGTAGGAACCGTAATTTGGGGTAATAAAACACTACAAGTTGCAGATACCGCACTTAACAGATTAAACGTAAGAAGATTGTTGTTACAAGCTCGTAAATTAATTTCAGCTGTAGCGGTTAGATTGTTGTTCGAACAGAACGACCAAATCGTGAGACAACAGTTCTTGGATAGTGTGAACCCAATCCTCGATGGAATTAGAAGAGATAGAGGTCTTTACGATTTCCGTGTAACAGTTTCTTCTTCTCCTGAAGATTTGGACAGAAACACATTAACAGGTAAAATTTACCTTAAACCAACGAAAGCTCTTGAGTTCATTGATATTGAATTCTTTATCACACCAACAGGAGCTTCGTTCGAAAATATCTAATAAGGAAGGGGGGATTAGCTCCCCCCTTTTTTTAGCCTTTTATGGAACCTATTATTAAAGAAGCTTTTATAGATGAAACAACCCCCGAACTCAAGTATTATGCTTTTGATTGGGATGATAATATTGTCCATATGCCGACCGAAATTATCTTATTAGATGAAGATGGTAATGAGGTAGGTATGAGTACAGAAGATTTTGCGAAGTACAGGACGGACATAGGAAAAAAAGATATTAATTATAAAGGAAAAAAAATTACTGGTTTTGCGGAAAACGCTTTCAGAAATTTTAGAACTGAGGGAGACAAGAAGTTTATAACAGATTCCCTCAAAGCAAAATTAGGACCCGCTTTTAAAGACTTCAGAGAAGCTATTAACAATGGGTCCATTTTCTCTATCATCACAGCCAGAGGACACAACCCAAACGCAATTAAAGAATCGGTCTACAACTACATTTTAACTGGTTTCGGAGGTATAAATAAAGATGAACTTTTGAAAAATTTACGGAAGTACCGTTCTTTTGTTGGTGAAGAAGAGATGGATGATGATGAGTTAATTAAGACATACTTAGCAATGAACAAATATTTTCCTGTGACTTTTGGGGACGAAAAAAATGCGATTAATCCTGAGGAGGCTAAAGTAATGGCGATGCAAGATTTTGTGGATTACATTAAAGGTATGGCTGCAGTTCTTAACAAAAAGGCCTTTCTTAAAAAAGATATAGGAAATAAATTCATTCCTTCTAAACCAGTTATTGGATTTTCTGATGATGATTTAAGAAATGTAGAAGTAATGAAAAAGGCTTTTAAAAATAAACCAGAGATAAAAACTTATTCTACTGCTGGAGGCAAGAAGAAAGAAGTAAAATAATATTTATCATTTCGTGAAAAAAGTAAATAGAAATATTTTCTAACACCCTATATTTATAGGATATAAACAATAGAAACAAAATTATAATAACATGGCTGATTTACTGATGAAAATGCCAATACCTTATGAACCGAAACGACAGAATCGATTCATTCTTAGATTTCCTTCTTCATTGGGTATAAATGAGTGGTTTGTTGAATCTGCAGCAAGACCATCTATTAAAATCGCATCAAAAGAAATTGAATTTTTGAATACGTCGACTTTCGTTGCGGGAAGATTTAATTGGGACCCAATTTCCGTTAAGTTCAGAGACCCAATTGGTCCTTCAGCAGCACAAGCACTTATGGAGTGGGTACGTTTACACGCCGAGTCTGTGACAGGTCGTATGGGATATGCTGCGGGTTACAAAAAAGATATCGACCTCGAAATGTTGGACCCAACGGGTGTTGTTGTAGAAAAATGGATTTTATACGGAACATTCTTAACCTCTGTAAACTTTGGTTCATTAGCATACAACACAGACAACTTAGCTGATATTACAGCGGAACTTAGAATGGACAGATGTGTGTTAGTATACTAATACTCTTTATTAAAAATCAATAGCATTTATATTTAACCGTAAAGACATAAACTTTACGGTTATTTTTTTATATGGAAGATAAATCAAGAGAATTCGGTCAACAGTTTTTAAGTTTACCACACGACGTAGTACCACTCCCCTCAGGAGGGAGATTTTATAAAAACAAAAAGAAATCCCTCAAGGTTGGATATTTGACAGCCGCAGATGAGAATATCTTATTGGGTGGTACAGATGATATCACAGGTTCTTTATTAAGAAACAAAATCTATGAACCTGATATGAGGATTGATGATTTGTTAGAGGGAGATGTTGAAGCGATTTTGATTTTCTTGAGAAACACATCATTTGGTCCTGAAATGCAACTAACTTTGATTGACCCTCAAACTAAAAAGAGTTTTGATACAAATGTTAGATTGGATGAATTGGATATAAAACAACCGAAACAAGAACCAAACGAAGACGGAACATATAACACCACACTACCAAAGTCGGGAGTTAATGTCAAATTAAAAATTCTAACCTACGGAGAACAAACGGAACTTCAAAAAATTTTGGACTCATATCCACAGGGTAGAGTACCACCTAAGGTAACACTTTTATTACAAAGACAAATATTGGAGGTAGATGGTAATTCGGACAAGGGAGAAATTGCGAAATTTGTTGAACAACTCCCAATATCAGATTCCAAATACATAAGAAATTTCTTGTTTGATAATGAACCAAGATTAGATTTAAGAAGAGTTGTAATTGCCCCATCAGGAGAAAGACTAACCGTGAACGTTAGTTTTGGGGTTGAATTTTTTCGCCCTTTCTTCTGATTATAGAAAAAACCAATTAGACGAGTTTTATTATTTAAGTACACTCCTTAAGGTAAGTTATTCAGACTTCCTAATCATGCCCATATTTGTACGGAAATATCTTTTGGATAAGTGGATAGAGATTAATTCACCAGAAAAATAAAAAATCTCTATTTATAGAAAAAAACACAAATGTTTTTTCAGACAACAGACGAACAGAATGAAGCTGCAAAACAGGCGGTTAAAGCCACGGATTTTAGTGCACTATCTGCTGAGTTAGATAAGACCCTGAAAAGGATGACGGATTTGAAAGAGGGGGCATCAGGACTTTTTGATATGTTCGAAGACTTGATTATTCAATCTGAGGAATTGAATAAGACCTTTGTTGGTGGTAGATTGAGAATACAGGAGATGCAAAAAGCGATAAACGACGCTGCTCCTGATGTAGTACGTTTAGGGGGAACATATGAAGATGTTAGTAAGACTATTAGTGAAATTGCTGCTGGTACAAGAACTCAAATTGTTGCATCAACAAAAGATGTAAGGGAGTTATTTGCTGCAGGAGAAATTATAGGAACATCGGTACTGAAAATAGTAGACGCCTTTGATAAAGTAGGAATAAGTTACGACAACATTGCAGAGAACTTAGCAGATTCCATAAGTTACGTTCAAGGAATAGGACAAAATGCGAAAGTGGTTATGCAATCCGTTGTTGCAAACACAGAACAACTTTCGAGATTTAATTTTGCGAACGGAGTTCAAGGGTTAACAAAAATGGCGGCACAAGCCTCAATGATGAGGTTTGATATGTCCAAAACATTTGATTTTGCCGAAAAAATGTTAGACCCTGAAGCGGCTATCGAAATGTCATCAGCTTTCCAAAGACTTGGAGTATCCGTTGGTAATCTAACCGACCCCCTTTCCCTTGTTAATCAATCTTTAACAGACCCATCAGGTTTACAGACTTCTCTGATAAACATGACAAAGCAATTCACTTATTTCGACGAACAAACAAGGAGTTTCAAGATTAATCCTCAAGGAATTTTGACAATGAGAGAGCTGGCTAACGCCACAGGAATAAGTGCAGCAGAGTTGAGAAAAACCGCATTAGCCGCGGCAGAGATGGATGTAAAACTTGCAAAAATTAACGCAACGGGGTTGAATTTTGAAGTTAGTGATGAAAATAAAATGTTGATTGCCAACGTTGCAAGGATGGGGGAAGGTGGAGAGTATGAGGTGAGCATCAAAGATGAAAGGGGGAATGAGTATCAACAGAAATTAACTGAATTAACTGAAACAGAATTCAAAAGACTTATAGAACAACAATCAAAAGCACCTAAAACAATTGAAGAAATCCAACAATCACAATTGAATACGGCTGAGTTGATGTTGGGGGAAATTAAAGGATTGAGAGAGACTATGTCAACCGCGTTCTTCAATCTACCCAATGTTCAAAGTTCAATAGAAAGTACAACAAAACTTACAAGAGAATCCATGGGAGCGTTTCAAAAAGTTATGCAAACATCGGGTTTCAGAGAATATTTGGGTAATGTTAGAAAAGAGGAAACCGCAATTCGACAACAGGGATTAACACCAGAAAAGGAAAAAGAAGCTCTCAACAAATTATTCACAGAAGCTACCGAATCAATAAAAAAACAAGCCCCTGAAATTTTGAGAGGAGCCGGCATTGCTATTTCTACAATCAAAGAAGAATCAAACGAACAAGTAAAAGCGTTCACAGATAGTGTCGACAAATATTTTAATATTCTTTTCAAAAGCGAAGATAAAAGACCCAAACCAGGAAGTACTCAATATGCCACACCAACACAATACGGACTTCTGTCAACAAGTTATGCGAACCCTGTTGCTGCGAGCACCGCAGCTGCAACCGCTCTTGGATTAGCCAAACCTGGTCCTCTGGAGGTAGAATTCTTAAACCCTACTTTGACTGTTAATGTAAATGTTTCAACACCAGCTGGTGTGGATTCTACCGCTCTTACACAGATAATTAAAGATGCACAAGTTCCATTACAACAAGAACTTTATAATGCTGTAAGAAAAGTTGCAATCAATAAAGGGGAGATAAAATCCGTAACGGCTTGATGACTGAAAAAAACGTTTTTTCTCTATTTATTTATAAATAAGTTGGAATGGCAGGTAGCCCATTAGATTTAGTAAACTCAGATGCTTTCAGAAAAAAGTTAATCACAAGGAACCTAACACCTTATGCTAAGGCTCCTAACAGACCTTCATTACCCACCAATCTTCCATATATACAAACAGATAGCTCTGTACAAGATAGTCCTGACCAACTAATTGATGAACCTTCATTTGCTAACCAATTATACCCTCTAAATCAATGGGGGGCAGAAGGAGGATTTCAACAAGTACCTGACCCTGGTGCACTTCTCAACACCAAATCAAACGAGGGCGAATACGGACCAGGTCAACAAGATGCTCACATATTAGACCAAGCCTCAATTGAACAATACAATTGGAAACCCAAAAATGCGTATTCCAATGGTACTCAAGAAGTTTTAGATAGTGGTGAGTATATTACTGAGCCTGATTGGATAAGAAGCGGTACACCAAATCTATATAATAACCAACCATATCCAACGACATTTGTACCCTCAGCATACGCACCAGTATCAATTCTTCTTTCACCAGACCCAGTTGGTAGTAACGGTCTGATGAGTCAAGACTCTTTTTTGGCTCAATTGGGTTCCAAAACACTTAAAAAAGAATTTCAAGAGAGAATTGCAACAAACATATATCAAAATACAGTAGGAAGAGCAAACCTATTTAATGTGAATAGTGGTACGGATATTCTCAATTTGGTTACCACCAGAGTTCCTTTGATAGAGCCGAATTGGGTGATTACAGTCCCCGAAAATCCAATACTTGCAGCATCAGATTTTGCTTTGAGATTAGCGGGAAGTATAATCCCTGTTTCACCTATACCTGGCTCTTATTTTGACACAAGTATAGTATTAGGTCAACCAACAACAATTCAACAGATTCGTAATGCTTTCAGACAATCAAATAGTGGTATAGGAAAGTTTTTCAATAGACTTCTTGGAGCAGACAGGACAGGGTCTCAAATTTTCTTAAATAATACTGGTGGTGGGCAAAAATCTAGATTGTTTGGTAATTTAAAATTCAACAGATTTAAACCAGGTTACGATAGAAACATTTTCGATAGATTGGGAGGAGTTCTTGTTGGGGCAAGAGAAAACAACTCTAATTTTTATATTGGTTCTGTCACTTCAGAACCATCACAAATATTTTCACCAGCAGGAGATTTACCTGTTAGTGAGTTCGGTGCTGAGGTACAAGCCCCTGTTTATGGTCCGAGTGAACTAGCTCAACTATATGAGGGACCGAATAGAGAAATCAGATTGGGTGCGAATGCACCGGCTTATGCAGATGGTGGAGGTTTAGAAGGGGGGTTGACTTGGGTTTCTCCAAAATATAAAGGTAATGCTGGTAAAAAAGTTGGTATAGGTGGTGAAGTAACAAACCCTGATGAAAATTTCAGACCATCCTCATATGTTACTACTGAGTCCACAAATATCGCATTCAGGAACGGGTCCATAATGGACGACACCCAAAGATTGATTGATAGCCAACCTAATGGTGGAAGAAGATTACAACACGTTGGAAATGCAATTGACCAAGTAAGTAAGGTATTTCATGACGGTTATAGAGAAATGACAAAAGGTTCAAGAATTCTAACTTATGTCGGTTCTTTAGGACAGGAGGTTGGTTCAGAGTATTGTAGAGTTTTTGCTAAAGATTTACCCTACGCAGAATATTCAGACCTTCAAAAGACCGATGGAGTGGTTAATGAGGGTAGAAGATTTTCTTATTCCGTTTTTGACAAAACGTACAATCTGAATATTACACCAAACAAACAAGAAGGTGGACAAGATTCATCAAACCTTATAGGAACGGGTGACCAAGCTTATGCAAAAAAATACATGTTCTCCATTGAAAATTTAGCATGGAGAACTTCACATACACCTGGAGTTAATGTAAATGATTTGCCTATTTGTGAAAGGGGACCAAACGGAGGAAGAGTAATGTGGTTCCCACCTTATGGATTGACCTTCAGTGAGAGCTCAAGAGCGTCATGGAAACCCCAGGACTTTTTGGGTAGGCCCGAGAAAGTTTACACATACACAAACTCAGAGAGAGATGGTACAATCACTTGGAAAATTGTTGTAGACCACCCCTCTGTGTTGAATGTGATTGTAAATAAAGTACTTGCAAATAATTCAAGCTCCGAAAGAATTAATGGGCTTCTTGACTCATTTTTTGCGGGTTGTAAAAAATATGACTTGTATGAGTTGGCAAAAAAATATTATACAATTTCACCAAACGAACTATCAGTATTACAACAAATAATTTCTTCTAAAGATGCAAGTAGAGAGGTTGTTGGTGCAATCAGAGACAATCAAGCGTCAGGAGGATTAGACACAGGAAACCAAAGTCAAAGTTCAACTCAACCTAATCAACAAACACCTTCACAGAACTTTCAACAATTTGAAAACTTCGCATTATTTTTTCCAAACGCCCAACCAGTTGAAAATTCAACAGTCTCTAACTACACCGATTACTTCAACATTTACAATTCTCAGATGAATGGAACTTATCAAGGTGCATCTGTAACCTTTTTCGACGACGTAATTGCAAAAAATTATGATGAAATCCAAAATAAATTTGTGGACGAATTAGCACAATATTTGAAAGACAATACAAATTCTGTTGTCACGATTTTCTTGGAGGCTTCAGCTTCCGCACCAGGTACAAATGATTATAACTTGAAACTATCTCAAAGGAGAGGGGAAAGTGTTATCAAGTTTTTTTCAGAGAATAGTAAATTGAAAAATTATGTTTCTAACAGAAGAATTGTTTTTCCTCCTGTGAATGCCCAAGGTGAGAATGGTGAAGTAAGACAATACAATGGAACAACATATATTCCGAACGTAAAAACGCAAAGATGTTCTGAGATTGTAAGTAATTCTTCAAATCTCAACGACAGTAATCCTAATATAACAAATCAAACTGCGATGGCTTGTAGAAGAGTTAGTATCTCAAAAATCCAAGTTAGCAGCCCACAACAAGTTCAACCGCCTGCTCAACCTAACATACCAACAGGGTCGGGTTTACCCTCGACTAATCAAGAGAGACCAATTCCGAGAACAGACGTTGAACCTAAATTTATAAAATCAGATTTGGTCACTAAAAGAATTGTAAGAAACTTGATTTCGGAGTGTGATTATTTTGAAACGATAAAACAAGAGACGCCCATGGTTTATGATAACTTAAAACAAAAACTTAAGTTTTTTCAACCAAGTTTCCACTCCACAACTCCTGAAGGATTGAATTCAAGGTTGACTTTCCTCCAACAATGTATGAGACCAGGAGATACAATTCCAACTGTGAATCCACAACCAAATGGTAATTACCAATTGGATTTCAATAACGCAATAAATTCTGCATTTGGAATACCACCGGTTTTGGTTCTTAGAATTGGAGATTTTTATCACACTAAGATTATTCCTAATAGTTTACAATTGAAGTTTGAAGGTTTGGATATTAACCCTGAGGGAATTGGTATTCAACCTATGATTGCTGAGGTTACCCTTAGTTTCAATTTTGTAGGTGGACAGGGACTCGCAACCGCAATAGATAGATTACAAAACGCACTTTCTTTCAACTATTATGCGAATACTGAGATGTGGGACGAAAGAGCTGATGCGACAGATACTGAAAATTTGAAAGTATTAAGTAATGAGTTTCTTCAGATGGTACAAATGCCTTCCGCACCAACAACAAACCAAGTTCAAAATACAGGGGGTCTTAACAACGCTAATACGATTGGAAATAAAGTAAGTAGTAATATTTCCTCAACCGGAGAAACGGGTGTGATGAGTTATACACAATTTATGGATACACTATCCAATCAAACTCAAACATATTTCCAAAACGTATTCAACCAAAGTAGAAGTACTTTCAGACAATATAACAACGCAATTCTACAGCAATGGTCTTTGAATAACATTTATCAAAGTGGAAGTTTGTTATCAAACCCATCTCAACCAAACGAAATTTTACTCTACGGGAAAAACGATTCTTACCAAAGTAACATTGATAGAATTTTCGAAGACCTAATAAGAGATATTAAAAATGATTCAGACGGTTTCGTCAAATTAATCAATTCTTCGGGTGTTAATTTCTCAGGTAAGGCTCAGAGATTGATTAAAGACAACTATTTGAATTTTGTTAAAAACAAAAGAAATACTTATTCAAACCCGTTGGCAAAACTAATTCAAGATACTACATACAACCAACAAAATTATATTCAATACCTTTCAAGAGTTAATACAGTGTTATTTGTTACAGGTCCTAATAATGGTACAGATGGATTTCAACAAAAAAACGGAAATGTTGTTGTGTATGATTTACAACAAAAAACAAATGAATACACCGAAATGGTTGAAGACGGTGCTAAAATAGGACAAGGTATTCTTGACTATTATAATGTTTTGAAGAGTCAAACTGATTTCAAAGTTGGTGACAAAAGTTATTCTGGATATTTGACATATTGGGACTCATCCTCCAACCCACAACAACTAACAAATGAAGTATTCATACCTTTCAGTAAGAATATTCTATTTGGTGAAAAAGAGTTTAGAAGACAATATGCTATTCTATCAAATGATATCAAGGCTGAAAATTATAATAATTTCAAAACCGCCATTATAGGACAACTATTGACAGACCCAAGCTTGGCTGGTAGAAATGGAAGAGACAACTTCAATGAGGTGTTTGACCAATATTGGTTGAAAACGGCAAAACCTCTTTTTGACGAGGAAGATTCTTTAACAAATACATTTTTAGATACCTTAGAAAAGGATAAACTGAAAAACTTTTTGAATTTCACACCATATCCTTCGGGTAAAGTTAGAGAATTTAACTTCAATAGAACCGATTCTCCAAGTAATGACCAAAAGAAATTGATAAAATCTTTGGGGGCTGTTAACAATAGTGAAAGAAATAAATCAAGTTGGAATTCATCTGACGGGGCAAATGTTTATATTTCAAAAGTAAAACTTAACTAATGTATCCATATTACAATAGATATACGGAATTTTTATTGAACGGACAACAATCCGTGGTTCCGTTTGTGACGTTGCCTTCAAAATCTACCGATAAGAGTTACATTTATAAGGTTGGTCAAAGTAGATTGGATAAGGTCTCACAACAGTTTTATAATTCACCTGTTTACAATTGGTTGATACTACAAGCCAATCCAATATTCGGGGGATTAGAAAACACAATCTATGATGGGGCAATATTAGTCATTCCGTTTCCTTTGGTTCCTTCTTTACAGGATTATAAGTCGGCGGTAGAAAACTATTTTTATTATTATGGCAGGTAATTTTCAAGGTGACTTGAGCGGTGATATTTTGGTTGAGTTTGACTATAATAACATCGTAATTGTTGACCCAAATAAAACAGTTGATAGTAAAGGAGTAATCAGTGAAAGATTACTTGACCACGAGAATTTGGTTATGTATGCCAATCTCGAAGCCCAAGTTTTACCAAGAACAAAACTATCTCTTGGAACACAACCTGGTGAGAACGTAAGCACCACAATGACAATTGCGGGTATCAATTTCTTGAAACCAAATAAGGACAATTATATGACGTCAGGTTATTTGGATGAACTAACAGGAAAAAATAGTTTAGTTGGTAGGGGTCAAAATCAAATGTCAGAGCAAAGGAAAGTTGATTCAAAAAACAACGCATATTTTGCTCGAGGTGTTGTTGACAGTCAGAGTATAGTTGATAATGGATTGTTGGGGATTACTTCAATATCGGTAAAGACTTCGACTTCATTTATACCTTCCGTTTCAATGCAACTTGAAGATGTTCAAGGAAGAGCCCTATTTCAACTCGGGGACCAATCCCCATATGCCGCGTTTTTCAACTTACCTTACCCTCAATTCTATCTTACTCTTAAAGGGTATTACGGTCAAGCAATTCGTTACCAACTTAATTTAGAAAAGTTTGATGCTAGATTTAATTCCACAACAGGAAACTATAGTATTACTTTAGAATTCAAAGGTTTTAAGTTCAATATTTTGAATGAGATTTTGGTATCTCATCTGATTGCAACACCTCACATGTATAACAAAAGATTTAGTGTAACGAATAACGTTGCTCAGGCGAACACTTCAACTAATAACAGAACTCTACAAACGCAAGAATCGGGTGCTCAAACAGGAAAAATAAATACTGGTCAAGATGCACCTGTAAAATCTGTAACAGAATTAGTCACGGAGAGAGGTTATGAAAAAATAGTTGAAGTTTACAGTGAATATAAAACCAAAGGATTAATTCCTCCTGATTTTCCAGAATTAACCCTGATGCAGTTTGTTTATAAAATGGATATGTTTGAACAAAACGTTATCAATTCTTATCCTAAAGCAAACGTTGAACCTCTTACCGATATCAAGAATTTTCAAAAAACACTCACAAGTTTATTTGATAAATTGAGAGGTTCAAGCACCGCTAGTTGGTTTAGTATAAATTTAGACCCAAGACCAATAGTCTTGGAAAACGGGAGTTTAGTTTATTACTTTAAGGAGAATATAAGACAAAATCCCCAAGCGAGACAACTTGCTTTAGATGAACTGAAAAACATTATTCAGTCTTCTGTAAAGACTTTGTCTGAAAACCCTTCCGTTGGATTGGGAAGAAAGTTAGAAATCAAACTAAATAATTTAACCTATCAAAATTTATTTTTCAATTTAAATCTCAGTGATATCAATGAGAGAGAGACTGCTGCCAGATATTTTAACCTATTCGATGTCACGGACCAAGATACTATTAATAGAAGTAACGAAGAAATAAAAAGACTATTTGTTTCCAATCCTACAATTTCAAATCTACCGAATTTCAGTTTCTTCACTTTTGAGGGACAAGATAGGTTTGATAACGTTATCAAAACAATCAATGCCGAAGCGTCACAAAAGCTGTCACAACTTCAACAAGCCATAACCGATGACTTAGCTGCGTTCATTCAAGATAGTGCGACGGGAATTGGATTTAGACCAACCGTAAGAAACATTACTGCTGTAATTATGGCAAATGCAGAAGCCTTTATCAGATTGATGGAGGAGGTTCATACAAATTCTTGGAATGTAAGAAACAACCCTGTCAGAAAACTTGTTATTCAAGACACATCTAAGTCCGCTCCAAATACCGAAGCCATTTACAAAATTGGAATAACACAACAAGCGGCTCAACAAAACCAAGGAATTGTCACAGGTGAAGAACCTGTTTACCCTTGGCCGCAGTTTTTCATTGAGTCTCCTGATGATAAAAAAGGAAGGTTTCAACTAGAATACCTTGGTCATCCTTCTGTAGTAGGTCTAACTCAAGCCTACAACTTCAAGATTTGGCCCGAAGTAGAGTTTGTGGAGGAATATATTAAAGGATTGAATCAAAAAGACAACCCTCCCTCATCTCAACCACCATTAGATTCTCAACTAACAACCTTCTTAACACAAATTAACGCAATACAGTTCCCTCCGGATAATTTGGCGTATTTCAATAAGCAACAAACAAGATTTTTATATGAGATTTGGGAGCGACAATATGTTACCGCTCACTATTCAAATTATATTCGTATAAATGCAAATCAGAGAAACCAACTTATCACGACAAACTTTTCAAGTGAAACACAAAACATCGTTCTCAGCTTGGGTGAAAGTAATCCTTTTTTGAGTTTCACCCTAAAAAATCAACCTCTCAGTTCTCAATTTTATATTCCTTATTTGAGAGAAATTTCAAACAATGGAACAGGTGCACTTTGGGTAAATTTCTCAAGTGGAATTTTCAACACACCATACATTAGAGAAGATGTAGAAAACCCATTTGTAATTTACAAAACATCTGAATTAGGACTAAACCCCGAAACGAACATACCACTGAGGTCATTAGAACAAATAGTTTTGAATTCAGGCACTGAGCCATTAATTATTGATACATATCCATTTACAAGTCAATCTTGGGTCAGAGACAATATGTCTTTGAGTAATCAAGCTCAAGGAAATGAAGTTTACAGTACAAACAAAAGTTTGAAAGTCTATAAAGACAGGAATGTCATTTCAAATTTTACAAACATTTTTAGTTATACAGAAAATAGACCAGTGACAAACTTTTGTTACTATGATGCCGTTCAACCAACAATAGTTAATTCAAATCAAGGAACTGAAGTTGCGGATATCAAGTTATTTTATCAGTCCGAACTTCCTAAGAATTTTATTCCAACGGTGGGATATGTTTTTAATCCATTAGCAAACAAAACTAATTTACCTGAAAGACAAACCACTTCCATTTTGAATTCACCTTACTTTGTAAATGCGGTTCTTAATGGGGTTCAGAATGAAAAGAATAGAAAAGAATATCCATATGTACAAGCGGCATATTTGTTTTTGAATTCCCTACCATTGGGAACATTGAGAGAAAGATATAAAACGTTTGGACAAACTGAGGAATTGGATTACATTGCTTCTTGTTTTAATAAGTTCGGTGCTTTACATAAAATCCCATACGTTTGGATTTTGAAAATAGGTTCCATTTGGCACAGATACAAAAATTTTGTTGAAAAGAATACAGATATTTTGGATAACACGGTTTGGACCAATTTCGATTATGTTAAAAACTATGACCCTAAAACTCAATCTAAAACGAAGGTTTATAAATTCAAACCTAACTCAGGAAGTGCTCAAGATACTTCAATAGTTTTAGAGTCAACAGCCAACAATGACATCAATATCAACACAGGATTTTATCCTGGATTGATGAATAGTTTTTCATATTTCTATAATGGTGTAGATTTATTCAAAGATTATTCTGACGCAGAAATTCAATCAGCGGTAAACGATAAATTACAATTATTCAATTTCCCTAACTCATCTATTTCTGCCAAAGAAGGGGGTAAAAACTTAACCTTGAAAACATGGTCAATTCTTTTACCTAGTACGTTGAAAGACGCGTCAACTTCTCTGAATACTTGTTTATTACCTCCAACAAATAACCAAACTACCTCTACATCAGAGAAATATTTTATTGTTCCATCATTCGGAATTAACGTAAATCAAACGAAATCTCAATGTTTGAATAACCCAACTGTACCACAACAAACTGTTGAACCAATTGTGAATAATAACTCAATGTACAATGGTTCTGTCAGAACACTTTGGGCGGCGCCAAACTACGGATACTTCAATTCTACCGTCTTGAAAAAACCTGAACCTGACGAATACTTCACTACAATATTTCCAGATACATCTGACCAATCTCCAATCATGTTTAATTCCTCGTTGAATTATTCAAAGATAGAAGAGATATTTGGTGTATTTGATAGGAGAGAATTAAATTTGATGGAAAAAGAATTCTTGGAATTTTGTAGACCAGCTTCGTCCGTTAAATATCAAAGAGTAAAGTCAGGTGATGGTGCGTTCATAATTGACATAGATGTAAATTTCAGAAATTTTCAAATCTTTTTGAGAAACAATATGTTGGTGGAAACAAACCAATCAGCACAAAATCAAATTGAGTTTTATAAAAAAGCGATTGAGATTCAATATGCAAACTTCAAAAACAACATCAAAAATTTGATGGAATATGATGTTTTACTTAAAAACGGAAATCCATCAAAATTCAACAGAAGAGTTTTTAACTCTTTTTTACAAACACCAGGGTTCGAAAGACCAATTATTTTCAAGCCATATGTAAAGGGAAGTTTACCAACAAGCGGAGGTACAACTACACTCGTACAATCTCAAACAACATATCCGAGAGAATGGGCGGCACTTAAAACAGAAGTAGGATTTTCTACAATATCTGGTTTGAGGTATTCGAATAACGGTTCTTATATAACAGATTTCTTTGTTGACAATGATATTGAGTTCAGTGTAAACAATATCACCCTATTATATCAAGTAATTAAAATTTACGCAACTCAAAAATTGAAAAACCCATCTTTGGTTTCCTCAACTTTCAAAAATAGTTTACAAACCTTTTTGGGGAACGAAACAGATTTACAAAATCAATTTTTGAATGAAGTTATTTCAAATGTCAAAAATCAAATAAAAGAAATTCCAACACCTGTTGAACAAAATATAAGAAGTACGTTGTCAGGGACTCAGGGTAAAGCTGAGTTGTATAGTTTGTTTAGAGCACTAAATGATAAGTGGATTGCAGGCACTGATTATGTATCGAAAACATTGTTCGAAGACTTTTTGTTCTTGGATAGAGCCTCGAGAAATATCGGAGACACTATTTTAGTTGACATCTTTGCAGTAAAAAATCTAATCAACAGAAATGCGTTAAACGAACAAATGAGTGTATACACTCTATTGAGTGGTTTACTTATTCAAAATAATTTTACTGTAATGCCATTACCTGCTTATGTGAATTATTACAACGTATTGAATGTTGATGGTTCAGTAACACCAAACACAGAGAGTATTAAGAATTTTGGAAATAACCTATGGGGTACCTTTACCACAGTCGATTATAGAAACTCCACACCCAAAATGGTATGTTTCTATGTGGGTAAACCATCTGAACAATTACCACTTCCGAGACAGATATCTGGATATGGAGATGACGGGTTTGATATTCGTAACCCCAACAATCCTTTGATTGAAAACCAACAAGATAAACAAGATTGGAATTATTCCAATAAGGTGGTTGGATTTACTGTTGATATTGGAATTAGAAACCAAAATGTCTTTCAAAATTTTTCAGTTTCTCAAGATACAGGAAAGGCAACTTCGGAAGCAATTGCGGCTTTGATTGCGATGACCGACCAAACCAACACAAGGAATGTGGCAACTCAAAATGCTAGTCTATACAATTTGTATAAACGTAGAAGTTATCAATGTGACGTACAATGTTTGGGTAATGCTCTTATTCAACCAACGATGTATTTTAATTTGAGACACGTTCCAATGTTCTATGGTCCGTACATGATTACCGAGGTTACTCATACAATAACTCCAGGAGATTTTACAACAAATTTCAAAGGAGTAAGACAAGGATATTTTGATTTTCCACAGATTGACAATTTTATACAAAAAATTAATCAGAACCTTTTAAGCAAAATAGAGGCTCAGATTTTCCAACAATCCGACCAAAAAAATAACTTACCAACAAGTCAACAGGCAAAAGAAAACAATATTATAGTCAACACTACATCGGTACAGGCTGCTGCTGAAGAGGCTTGTTATAATAACAGAGCACCTCAATTTTCAACTTACATAACACAGGCCTTGGGTCTAACACAACGTTCTCAAAATGAATTTGCTGATGATATCAAACGCAAATTCCCGACAAACCAACAATTACAAACCCTTATTTATATTCTTTCATACGTAAGGACCTATTCAACTCCAGGAAAACAGGGTGGTAATTTCCAATCTGCAAATTGGAATTTCGCTGATATCACATTGGATAAATCCTTACCTGGTAACAGCGTACAAAACATACAACAAGGATTTTACACTTGTAAAAAAGTTCAAACAGCAGACGGAAAAGGGTTGTCATTGCCAACGGCTAGATTTGTCTCGGAGGACAAGTATTTGGATTTTATGGGGGCACTTTTGACTGCAAGAGTTTCACAAATCGTTCAAGGTTATATTATACAATATTATTGTACAGAGTTTCCATCATCGAATATAAGTCTTGAGTATTATCAGAAAAACCAACAATCAATAGATAATAGATTCAAAACAATTTTTGAACAAGCCGTTGACAGTGCCAAATCATTAGGTTTCAAAACAGATTTCCCTGTTTTACCGCCTTCACAATCAGGTACTACTAACAACTTAAATACCACAACTGCAGCACCATTATGTCCTTCAACCACATTAACATCTGTTACACCATCTGACGGTAAGCCAGGTACAATAGTTACCTTAGATGGTACGTACATGGAGTATATAAGAACAATAGAAATCGGAGGAGTTCCTTCTAATCTATGGACAAGAGCCGAACCTTCTACATACCAATTAGTTTCATCGACAAGGGTTAAGTTTTCTATTCCATCAATTCCATCGATAACTACACCAACGAATTTGAACATAAGAGCGATAACAACCACAAGTGGTCCTAATGGAATAATACTCCCAATAACCTTCACCTTTATCCCAAGTTAATATATTTATATAAAAAGTATTTTATGGACTTGAAATCAAAATTGAATGCTTATTTAGGAAAAAACATTAGGTATTCAGAGCAAGACAACGGTGATGGAACGAGAGAAGTTTGTGACTTAGATACAGGTGAGTGTTACGTTGTGAGAGACAGAGATGGTCTTATTGAAAGAGCCGGCCACCAACACATGGCAAATAGAAAAGTTAAAGTTGAAACCGTTCACGGTATAAAACAATTATTAAACGGTTAATCAAATGAGTTTAGATAAGAAAATTTTAAGTGAAATCGAAAGATATAGAAACATTAACAAATATATAATGGAACAAGATGCTGTAGCAGACCCATTGGCGGCACCTCCACCACCCGCACCAGCACCTGACGCGGCTGTACCAGAAGCACCAGCTCCAGCGGCGCCAGCCCCTGAAGCACCTAAGGCAGAACCATTAGATGTTGAGGCTGACCCTGATGTAGAAAAAATTGATGATGAAGGAAAATCAGAGGAGAAGAAGGGAGATGAAACTGAAGAACTTGATGTGACAGAACTTGTTACTTCTCAAAAAAATGTTGAACAAAAACAAGAGGAGTATTTTGATACATTATTTAACCAGCTCGGTAACTTGGAAAAGAAACTTGGGGAAATGGACCAAATAATGAACAAACTCAATAGTTTGGAAAATAAGATTGAGAGATACAGAGAAAAAACTCCACAAGAGAAGTTAGAGTTGAGAACTTATGACTCATATCCTTATAACCAAAAACTATCCGATTTTTTTGACGACAAGAAAGAAGAGATGGAAAAAACAGGAAAACATGATTATATTTTAACTTCGGACCAAGTGGTTGATATGAATGTGAATGATGTTAAAAACTCATTCCAACCAGGACAAAATCCGACAGATAATTTTGAATTCAAAAGATAATAAAAGGGACTGAAAAGTCCCTTTTCAATTTGACATATAGGGTAAACCCAATTATATTTAATAAACAATCTAAATTTTAAACTATGAGTAATGTATTAGACGCCGTATTGGCACAGTATGAAAAATCACAACAAGGGGGCGGGGCCCAATCAAGAATGTCGCAAGACGAAAGAATGAAAAAGTATTTCGCTTTAATCCTTGGTGATAAAGAGAAATCAGGTCAGAGAAGAGTAAGAATTCTTCCTACCGCAGATGGCTCCTCACCATTCAAAGAGGCTTGGTATCACGAAATCCAAGTAGGTGGTCAATGGCAAAAATTCTATGACCCAGGAAAAAATGACAACGAACGTTCACCTTTGAATGAGGTTTACGAAGAGTTGATGTCAACAGGAAAAGAATCCGATAAAGAGTTGGCAAAACAGTACAAGTCACGCAAGTTCTACATCGTGAAAGTTATCGATAGAGATAACGAAACGGACGGACCAAAGTTTTGGAGATTTAAACACAACTACAAAAACGAAGGTATCTTAGACAAAATTATTCCAATTTGGAGAAACAAAGGTGATATCACGGATGCAGAGAAAGGTCGTGACCTTATTATTGAACTTGCTAAATCTAAAACTCCAAAAGGTAAGGAATACACTACAGTTTCAGCTATTATGTATGATGACCCATCTCCCGTTTCTGCAGACGCAGACCAAGCGAAAGAGTGGTTATCAGATGAATTGAGTTGGACTGATGTTTACAGTAAAAAACCTGTTGAGTACTTAGAAGCAATCGCTGAGGGTAAAACACCTAAGTGGGATAACGAAAAAGGTGGATATGTTTATGGTGACGATGAAGTTTCTGAAACCTCTATGGGTGGAAGTAAACCTTCAAAAACCGTAGACCCACAAGCAGACGCAGCAGCTGATGAAGATTTACCATTCTAATTTATAACCAAGGGCGGTGATGAACCGCCCTTAATTTTATTTTATGAGTTTCAAAGTACAAGAACAACCAAAAAAAATCTACGAAGCAGTTACCTTCGAATTTAAATTGGAAGATGGAGATGGAAAAGTTTATCATTTGAGAAAATGGGAAGATGGTAATGGTGGGGGATTTTATATTAACAACAATGGAACTTGGGAAGATTTTTACCCCGAAGACGACCTACTTGATTTCATTGATTACGACTTAGACTTTTAACTATGGCAATTAAGAAAAACGATTTTAGTAATTTAAAAAAGAAGTTTTCCACTTCTGCAAAATATAAACCTCAAAGGTTCCTTGATTTAGGTCAAGACTTTTTAGATGCAGTTGGACTTCCTGGGCCAGCGATTGGACACATTAATATGTTCCTTGGTCACTCCGACACAGGTAAAACAACTGCAGCAATCAAAGCCGCAGTGGATGCTCAAAGGAAAGAAATTCTTCCAGTCTTCATCATTACCGAACAAAAGTGGAGTTTTGACCACGCAAAACTTATGGGTTTCCAATGTGAGGAAGTAGTAGATACCGAGACAGGAGAAATGGATTGGGATGGGTTTTTCTTATTCAACAATAACTTTAGTTATATCGAACAAATTACAGACTATATAAATCAACTTTTGGATGCTCAGGAAAAAGGGGAATTGAATTATAGTCTTTGTTTTATTTGGGACTCTGTTGGTTCTGTACCATGTAAGATGACATATGAAGGTAAAGGTGGTAAACAACACAACGCTTCAGTTCTGTCAGATAAGATTGGTATGGGAATTAATCAAAGAATTTCAGGTTCTAGAAAAGCAGATACCGACTACGAAAACACACTTATTATAATCAATCAACCGTGGGTCGAACTTCCTGATAATCCATTTGGACAACCAAAAATCAAAGCGAAGGGTGGAGAATCCGTTTGGTTGAACTCATCCCTTGTATTTTTGTTTGGAAATCAAAAAGGTGCTGGTACAACAAAGATTACTGCCACCAAAGACAAAAGAACTGTAAAGTTTGCAGTCAGAAGTAAAATTTCAGTGATGAAAAACCATATCAATGGGCTTGGATATGATGATGGAAGAATTATTGTAACACCACACGGATTTTTGGCGGGTAAAGATTCTGCAGAGGAAAAAACTTCTATTGAGGCATATAAAAAAGAATATGCTGATTATTGGAAAGATATTATAGGTGCTGAAGGCGATTTTACATTGACAGAAGAAAAAGAAGATTGAGTAACCCTTAAAAGAGGTTTGTGACAAAAACACTACTTGTCGACGGAGACAATTTATTTAAAATAGGATTTCACGGGGTTAAGGACCTTTTTACGGACGGTTCTCACATAGGTGGAGTATATCACTTCATCAATACACTTAGACGATTCTTGGAGGAGCACAATCACGATAAAGTGGTTGTATTTTGGGACGGCGACTCAAACTCATCAATAAGAAAATCTTTATACCCACAATATAAGGCGAATAGAAG